TAGGGCATCAGCCTTCTGCCAATCCTGTTGGCTGTATAGACATTAACCCCAGAAACCCCTGCCAGAAGGCTGGCAATGGCATTCTCAAGGTTATATTGGATACTTTGGCTCATTTCTTTGCTGTGGCCACGATGTCCAGGGTAATGGCTTTTTGCCATGACCTATTATTGGAATTGATGGTTGGTTCCTCTTGGGTGATCTTGGCCTGGTAAACCGTGATGTTGGTTGCCTCTGTCATATAGGCTGGAAGGTCTGGGTTCCTGTATAGCTCATCAACCAAGGATTGGTATTTGGAGTCAAAAGCCTGTCTGCTTGTATCATCTGCCCTTGCAACATAAGTAAGGCTGGCAGATAGCCCAAAAACGCCTGTAAACACCCCTAGTTGCTCATTTGCTATGGAAGCCTGGGCAAGCACATAGGGCATTGTCCTGGCTGTGCCTCTTTCACTTGTGAACTTGTTTAGTCCAGAAATGGCAGAAACAGCATTGAGAAGCCCATTCTCGACCTCACGCTCAATGGAGGCCATGGCTTTAAGTGGTAATCTCTGCCAGGTCTATGGTGTATGAAAGGCCGTCTGTGGATTCTGTGAACCCAGCGATCATCCTCTCAACACCAGAGACCGTGCAAAGGCTACCAATTACAGGGGCAGAAACCATGGAAGCACAAACAACCACACTTTGGGTGATTCTAAAAACCTCTCCACCCACATCCAGTTCAGAGGAGGTGGCCAAGTCTGTGACACTTGCAGAAACAGCATTTGAGCCAAGCCCTGTGACAGATTGCCACAAGTCTGTTATCATGTAGTTCAAATCTGTGCCAAAATAGGAAGTTGGGATGGAGCCACCCACAACCCACTATACCTGTCAATCTATATGCACAAGCCCCTCAAATGGCGGGCAGTTATCTGTTTCAAATCCATTTTTCTGCCCCCAGAATCTTGTTTCCTTGCCCTTCCTGGTGGCATTGGCCAGGACAATAGGGCTTGAGTTGATAGCCCAAAATTGTTCAGCATCCCTAATTGCCTTTGCCATTTGTTCAACTGAAGGGGCCGTATAGGTTGCAAGGCCATCAATCTTAAATTCTGGTGGGCATAAAATAATTATGTTTTCTTTCCCAAGCTCTTTAACGGCCATTTGAATTATATCTATTGGGTTTCTTGGGTAGCCCTGGGAAATGCCAAATGGTGCAATTAGGTGGTATTTATCTGGAAGCCCAATGGCTCTCTCGTCCCCAAGTCTATCTAAAACAATGCTATTTTTATCTGCGTCTTTTATTGAATGGTGGGAATATACAAAATCAGTCCAGCTTTTCTTGCTATTTCTATATTCATTGTATTTATTTGGCCAGATTTCTAGGTCAATGACCGGCCCCTGCCTGTGGCCAGCCTTCACATAGGAAACCATTTCAAAAACTCCGTGATATTGGGCAAAGCAATCAAAAAATACTTTGTGACCTTTATCTGCCAAATACTTGCAGGCTGGCAAACATAGAAGCACATCGCCAAGCCTTTGGGAGTATTTAATTGTTATATTCAAAATTTAATTCCAGCCATGGTTAAAATGTTGGGCAGGTCGCTGGTTGGCCTTCTTATTTCATCTTCTGGGTTTCCGTGCCATATTGGAGTAAATCCAGCCCTCTCCATTATGGTTGCAAGACCAGATGGAGAGAAGTGGTGGAAATGCTCGTTTTCCCTTCTGTGCTTCCAGCGAAAAAACCAATCATCCCCAATGTGATGATACCATGGAACAGAAATAAGTATTTGGTTTGTATAAAGTCCAGCAAGAAAGTCCTCAAGATTTCTTTCTTGAAGATGCTCTATTGAGTCAAAAAATGTTATTAAATCAACCTCAATCCCATAGGTTATTGCTCTTACAATTCCTGGCTTTAATGGATAGTCTGAAATATCGTAACCATAGCATTCAATTCCATTTTCATTACATATATTCAGAAAGCTCCCGTTGCCATATCCAAAATCAAGGATTGAATTAAATCTAAAAAACTTTTTTGCAATTTCAAATCTCAACTTGGACATTTGTTGGGTTGTTTGATATTTGTCATAAGTTAATTCAGAGTATTCCCTTGAATAAACTGGTGTTTCTCCGGTAATTTTATCCTGGTATATGTGACCTTCAGAAATTTTTATATATCCATTTATCATTTTATTTTATGCTTTATTGAATCCAACAACAGAAAAAGACCAATACAAGTCTCTTTCGCTGTTAATTACATTCTTAAATCCAACATCACATAATACCTTTTTAATGTTTTCTGGATAAAACAAATGATAGTGTTTTCTGTTGTTTTGAGGGTTCCAATACTCCATGTCTGGATGGGGTAGATATAGGAACAATACACCGTTGTTCTTTATGTGAGATTTCCAGTATTCTATTGCGTCAATATATTTTGGAAGATGCTCTAGCGTGTGACTGCTAAAAATATAGTCAAACTTTTTATTTGGAAGATTGAAGGCATCATATTCGTCGTCAATAAGTATATTGATTGGTCTTGCCCCAGGAAGAACCCAGCCAGAAATTCCACCAATATCAAGCCCGTCTCCAACACAGAATTGCTTTGCAGTTTGGGCAATAAATGAACAGGCATTTCCAGTTTTAATGTATGATGGGTATAAGACATTTTTATACTTAAAGATCATCTTTTTCATTAAGCACCCCAATCTTTTTTGTTGCCAGACTCGGCCTTTCTAGCTCCAAGAATTGGCTTTTCTTTTTTCATAGATGGCTTTACCTTTTTCATAAAACTCTGGCTTGTTGTGGTTCACTAGCTGTTTATCCGCTTCCTTCTGGGTGTAAATAGGATTCTCATGCACAAACTTCAAATCCCTTGCCTCAACCACCACACCGTCGGCATAAGCCCTTTCTGTGAATTCATTGTCTGAATATAGCCCATCTGATTCTTGGTAATCCGGATGGAAGAGCCAGCCCCCCTGGGTTTCCAGCCTCTTTTTGTTTAGAATGGCCATACAAAGGAGTTTATCTGTTCGGTAGCCATCTGATACTGCCAGAACCTTATCCTCATTTTTAGAGCCAATTAAAGAGCAAATAGAGGCATCCCAATGTCTTGGCGGGCTCCAATCGTCAGACATCTGCACAATAATATCACTTTTGGCCAATTTTGCCCCATGGTTCCAGGCATTGATAATGCCACCAGGATTGCACCTAATGGCTTGGTGGGGGGTGTAGTCAATGGCGTCATCATGATCTACCATGAACAGCCATTCAACCTCCAGGGGCTTTTGAGCCAGAGAAAGCCATTGAAACCTTCTTTGCCATGCCACCTGTGGCCTTCCCTTGGTTGCATGAACCATGGTGATTCTGGGGGCTGGCTTCATCTTCTTCATCTTGTTTGCCTCATCTGTCTTGCCAACACAGACAGAGGCAGTTTCATATAAATCCATGGCTTGCCAGTTATAGATTGCTTCAACCTGGTTCCAGTAGTGGGAGGATGGCCTTGGTAGGCTCATGGCCGCCCTAGCAGAACCCCAAGCCTTAACCCATTGCCCCCTGCCAGCATACTCAAGCCCCGCCCAATAATAAGCCTCTCTCCTGTCTGGTTGCAGGGTGATGGCTTGGCCAAGGTATTTAAGCCTCTCTTCTGGCTTGGAACATCTGCCCATGTTGCAGAGAACATCATATCGAAGTGTGTCCTCAAGCTCTGGAAACATCAGAGCCATTGCCCCAAACTCAAGACACTTCTCCCAATTCATGGAAAGAAAGTATTCTTGCTGGGTGTAGTAAAGGCTGTTGGGTGCTGGCTCCAGGGTGTCTTTTAGGATTGCAAAGTTTCTGTCTGCTGAAGCCTTTTTGTAGCCATGGGGCTTGTGAACCCTAACCACCTTATCAATCCCAAACATCTTTGTTGAATCCTTGGCCACCAGCATTTCATGAACCCTGTTCTTCCAATGGCATTTGCCTTTTCTGCTGGCCATTTCACGCAAAGGGATTAGGCCGGCGTTTTGAACATCGTATCTAAAGGCAATCAAATCAGCCCCTCTTTTGTTGGCCTCTTCAATGGCATCATCCACCAGGGCTTCTGCCCCTGGTTGCATTACATCATCGGCATCTACCCACAATGCCCATTCATTCTTACAGGCTTCCAGGGCTGTGTTCCTGGCAGAAGCAAAATCGTCTATGTGCTTCCAATCAGTCTTTTTATTTTTGTAATGAACAACTCTAGCCCCGTGAGCCAATGCAATTTCTTCAGTTTTGTCTGCCTCAAGGCTCCCCCTAGAGATGCAAACAACAAACTCCTCTGCCATGGGCTTAAAGGATTCAAGGCATCTGCCAATGTAAGCTTCTTCATTTCCACAAATCAGATAAATGCTGATGGGGTTTTTCAAGGATTTCTTTTAGGATTTCAGATGGGTTTGTGTCAATTATTCAAAAGGATTTTCCCACACTCCATTCACAGGGGTTTCTGGGTATTTTGTTTCTGGTAGCTCCTCATGCTGGATGGGCTTTTGGCAACCAGAAAGAATCAATACCAAGACAAGCCACTTCATCAGAGATTCAGTCCTTGACCTATGGTTCCCCTATATAGCTCGTAGATATTAGTGTTAAGGGCTATATCTGATGCTGAACCACTCTGCTGAATCATTATGAATGCTATTTCAACATCCTTATTTGCACCATTTGAGCTAGTATTGTTTCCAATCAAAAGCGGGGTAACTTGTGCGGTTCCAGCATTGCCAGTATTTACAGAATTATTTATCCCTATCGCAGAACTCGCTCCATTGCCTTTTGCTGAAACCCAGCATTTTTGAGGTGAGGCTGGGTAGGTTGCGGTAGATGTGAGGATGGTTGCCCCAGTAGAAAGAGTAAGCTGTGAGGAAGCATTGGTCTGGCAAATTATTGGGCTTCCGCCAAATACACTTCCACTAAAAATAATTCCTCCAGATACGGCTGGAAGGTGAACTGCCGCATAAACATTAAAAGGCTGTCCCCTAAATAGTGATTGAGTATTTACTCTGGATGTCGTGTCTCCAGTAAGGAAGTTTAGACCATTCTGATTTCTTATTGGCCTTGTGGTTGTTGCATTAAGTGTTGCGGTTGTTAGCCCTCCAGAGTCCCCACCTAAAACATATAATGTATTTCCAGATGGTGTGTTTTGCCCCTGCCTTAATAATAGGCATGAACTGGTAGTCCACATCCCAAGTTGCTTTAAGCCCTTTACAAAATCATTGATTTGTATTTTTGTAGAAAGATCAGTTATGGATGCCGTGCTAAAATATGCCAGCGCATTAGCATCGAACTGATGTATCATCGGGCTGGATTTTAGCCCGAATCCATAGCGAAGGCCGTAGCCCACGGGACTAGTCTCCGATGGCTAGAACAATGCCAGAATGAATCTGGAATGACGAGACATCCCCAGCTAGGTAAGTGCCGGCGGGAATCGTAATGGCGTTGGCAAGAGTAACGCTTGCAAAGCTGGACATTCCAGTAACCACAGAGGTAATGGCATAAAACTTTGCATCTGTGATTGCAACCAGGCCGGCAAAGCTTCCAGATACTGCACTTCCAGTTGTGGAAACATATTGTGTCCCCTCCCTGGCGGCGTGAGAGATTTGGTCGTAGTAAGGTTCAGAAGTGGAAATATCTGCCATGGTATTGTTCTCCTTGTGTCAAAAAGAAGGGGCTAGAGTTTTTAGGCTCTAGCCCCCTCAAGGAACACACAATCAGCAATCTTTAGGCGTAGCTGGTGGTGATACGAACACCTGCATTCGCGTCAATGATCTTCTCGCTGGTGTTCATGCGAACACGGAGAACATTGGAGCGGCGGGCTTCATCACGATAGCTTTCGGAGACAAAGCCTCCGGGAGCATCAGCAGACCACACCAGAGTCCGGCCAACTCCACCAGCCGTGAACTGACCACTCTGCACATTGGCGACAATGATCTGGCTGTTGGGAACAATGAAGCCACCGGAGTAGCTTTTGTTCTTGTTGGCAGAATTGATGGCGGCCCGGCCCACGAGAACCTGCTCAACCCCGAGGGCGGCGGCAATCTCACTCTCGCTCAAGAGGCGGCCCTTGGTGTCAGAAATAACACCGAAGAACTGGTTCTGGAGTTTGGTGGTGCGGCGGATACGCTCAAACACAGGGGCAGACATGATGACCGTGTTAGCCTCATAACCAAGCTTGTTCAGCTCGGTGCGAGCACCAGCCACATCACCAGCCACATCAATGTTGGCCAGGTTTGCGTTCGTGTAGGCCGAAATCGCGCTCTGGTCAGCAGTAGTGAATGGGGTGTTGGTGGCAAACAACAGGTCGCTCACACGCTTCTCATGGCCAAGTTTGATTTGGCGAAGGAGGAAGCGAGCCGAGGAAGCTTCAAGGTCAAAGAAGCGATCCGCATCACTACGGAAGCTATCATCAATAAGTTCCTCGAGGCCATACTCGATCGTGTCGTACGTGTCAGTTCCAAAGGAACGAGTAACACGCCCGTAGTCAGAGCCAGCCGCGCGGGGCTTGGAATCGTTGTTCAGAAGGTCAGCCTGTGCAAGCTGAACCTTGAGGTATTGGCCGCTCTTGGCAGAGACAGGGAGAAGAGGGAAAACCTCGGCCCCGATCAAGCCAGTATCGGCGTTAGGGGCTTCCACCAACGCTTGGTTGATGTCTGCCCGAATGGTGGTTCCACCAGAAATAAAGCTCATTATATTATTCTTTCTTGGTTAGGGTTTAGACCAGGGGAACAGCCACTTCGATCACAGCAGAAGTCGCGGTGGCGGCTTCCAGAGCAATCCCGGCAGTCACAAGGTTCGCCGCCAGGGTCGTCACCTGACCAGCAGAATCAAACTTCAGCACATCGCCAGCGGCACAAGTCCCGGAGACGGTTGCGAAGAAAGTGGGGTGGAACAGCTTCACGGTCACATAACCGTTGGCCGCCACATCTTCAATGGTTGAACCAATGGCTTTGGTCGCACCAGTCACAGCCACATCAACACCACCAGCGGTGGTCGTGGAAGGCTGGACAAAGCGATAAGCCGAGATTGCGGACGAAGTGGAGAACGTCCGGAACCCATTATCAATATTCGAGCTCATTATTATTTATCCTTTGTTAGATGTTCTTGATGCCGCGGCCAAGGGCTTCAGCATACTCTTTGGGGTTGGAAAGCATGACGGCCTTCATAGCCTTCAGCTTCGAAGTCTTGTATTCCGGGTGAGCAGACACAAGGGCTTCAAAGTTCTTTGGCTCTTCCTTTTTCTCGGAGGCCACTTCAGCAACAGGGGAGGCAGGGATGGGCTTGATGCCAAACTCGGTGAGAACTTTCTTCACCACTTCAGCCATCTCAACACCCTCTTCCTCTTTTTCCTCTTCCTCTTTTTCAACAACAATGGTGGGAGCAGATTCGGCTTTCACCTCTTCTTTTTTCTCCTCTTCCTTCACCATTTCGTCTTTGGGTTTCATCGCCTCTTCCAAGGCGGACAGACGAACCTTAATTTCGTCCATATCCTTTTTGTAGTCGTAACCTTCTTTGTTTTCCATTGCTTCTCCTTCTTTTGTCAAACCATCACCTTCAACAACTGCATTGGGCAGGTCGATGGGAACTGGCTTTCCTCCGGCCATATAGCCGAACTTTTGCATAAATTTTACAACCTCTTCAAACAGGCCATTGGTGGCCGCAGGGCTGGAAACCAGGTCAGCAGAGGCAATGCTTTGGGGGCGAATGTAGTCCTTGCCCTCAATGGTTTCACTTTCATTCACAAAGGCCAAAGAGATTCCAAACTGATCTGGGGCTTCATCAGCCATTT